ATATACAGCAGAACCTAATACTGCGTCGTTCTTACCTAATGCATGTCCTACATCAACGACATTTAAGTTTAATGTGTGATAGAGATAATCGGAATAATCTTTCCACATGGTTTTAGATTGACTAATAGGACGAGAGGGACTTGAACCCTCACGAGATTGCTCTCAACAGATTTTAAGTCTGGTGTGTCTACCACTTCCACCACCGTCCCAAATCGGAGTGACAGGATTCGAACCTGCGACCCCCCGCTCCCAAAGCGGATGCGCTACCAAACTGCGCTACACTCCGTAACTTAAGTATTCCTCGTAAGGAACAAGACACATCCATTTCTTATTGTGTTCGAACATGAATGTGATGTTTTCACGATGGCAAAGATCAACCAAGAACTCAAAGTGTTCTTCGAGTTCTTTACTTGTGATGGTGATAGGTGGGTGGGTGGAAGTGACAGTATTCATTGAAAGTAATCTTCATTTCTTTGTTTGTTAGTCCACAATGTTCTGCTGCTTTAGGTAAGTTCCATTTAGCAGAGAACAACATCTCCATTGCTTTCCTGGTTTCTGGTCTCATTCTACAGTAATAGGATCTAAGAAATAAAGGTCTGCTTCATAATCTTCCAGCATCCACTTCACGAAAGAAAGAACTTCCATGAACTCGTCTGGAGTATCACAGTTCATTTTTTGTTCATCACCAAAGTTGCTGAACAACTTGAAGGAACGAGAGCACACATCAACCATGACACTTTGGACGTACTCTTCAGTTTCCTGGATCATGTGCTTGTCTCGATTACCCACATATTATAGCAAGGGTCTAGGTCAGAAGTCAAGACCCAGCAGAGATTTAAAGAAATCTAATAGACCGAGAGCACCCTTCACCTTGATGTTTCCCGTCTGTGCCTTGAGTTGAGTATCAAAACCCTCAAGGTTGACAGATCTAGTCATAGAGTTACCAAGTTGGATCTTCTGTGCTAGAACATTAAACGTACCAGGAGTCTCGAAGAAGATATTCTTACCATAGATACGCAGATTTCCTTTATCTGCATTGATGGCAATGTCACCCTTAGCAGCAAAGATTCTAATGTCAATACCCTCTGGTTCGTTCTTAGAACCACCTACAATCTCGGTCGTTCCTTCATTAGTAATTCTCAGAAGTCCATTTGTGGCAAGACTTTGGGTAAAAATCTTTCCATCTGGAGTTTCCCCCATAATCTTAAAGACTTCAGGACCAGCCTGACCCTCTTGTGGATTATTTACATCAATCCTAAAAGATTTTGTTCTGGAGTCAAAATCCCTTTGACTATAATCCTTTTCCTTTTCTGCCATTATTCGATACAGTCAATAACTTGTTGGAGTTTCTTCTCAACCACAGGGAGAGAATTGATAATGGGTTTAATTATAGCACCACTACCCGTCTTTGTATTTACCTTCAATGTTGGGAGACCATCTACAGGTGTCACTCTATTAATCTTAGCAGAAATGATTCTGCCTCTACTTACAACAATATCAAATCCATCAATAGTATCTTCTGGAGAATAGTTTGCACCAGGATCTTCAATGACAGCATCGACAATACCAAGTGGGAATTCTTCTGTGACAGGATACATCACACCACTAGAGATTACAGTGATAGACTCGACTTCACCCTGAGCATTGATGTTTGCCTTCGCAAACCCACCATAACCCATACCACAACTATCAGTAATAGTTACAAATGGGGTTGTATTGTATCCAGAACCACCACTAAGAAGTTCTACACCTACGACACTACCAACTTTATCAACTACGTCAGACAGTCCTTCTGTGTTCTGAACAATGTTACCAAGGATAGCTTTACCAGCAGCACCAGCACCTCCACCACCGAAGATTGATACCTTAGGAGCGCCACAAGCAAGAGGATTGCCTGTATAGCACTCTCCAGTTGCACCTACAAGACCACTATCGTTAAGAGTGGTGCCATCACCAAAGATGTCCCACTTTCCAAAATCTCTCTCAAAATCATTGGCAAGATTTGCTGCACCTCTAGAAATACTCATATTCTTGAGGACTTTATCTACGTTAGATGGTTCATCCTTCTCATCACCTTGACAGAAGTCACCACCGACAAAGTATCCATTTACTTTAGGACACTCAGACTTTTCATTACACTGAAACAAACCCTTAATAGCACTGATGGCATCCAGAGCCCCGAGAAGAAAATCAACGACCTTAAAAGCAGGGGAGATAATCTTTTCAAGTGGTCCAAGAAGAGATGTTACACCGTCGGCAATCTGATCGATGAGTGGATTAATAAAAGCACCGCAGAACTGTTCAGCAGCACAGGTAGCAAAGTTTTGAACTTGACCAACGATATTAGAGAGAAGATTTACAGCAAGATCTTCTAGTCCATTGATAATCTTATTCATTAGGCAAACCATGCCCTTCATAAGAGCTTCCATTGCTGGACCTAAGTTAATGATAGATGGTAATGCTAATCCACCTGTAGATGCTAATAATGCTTCAACACCTTCTTTTACTAACTTCTTTATCTTCTCCGTCAGAGCATTCATTAAAGAACCGACCAGCATACCGCCGACTTCTTTTAGAATACCCGCTGCTGCGTATATCTCACTTCTCAGATTACCAGCAAAGGCAAGAACTTTCTTTACGTCTCTCAGAAAGTTTCTGATAGTGTTGGTAATTTTGTTGACAGGATCAGTCTCACATTTGGCAAGCTGCACACAATATCCATTAGAGGCATTATCATCTTTTCCCCTGCTAGGATCATTTCCAGGGATATAATCCCCATCTGGATTTAGTGCTGCAGCAATACTTGCCATTATAAAGTTACCTCCTTGTTTTTATTTATTACTTAATATTCTCGGTGCTTGCTGGATTATAAGAAAGAAATTCTTGTGTTGATATTAAACCTGCTCGTAATGCAGCACGGGCAGCAGTCTGCTTAAACTCCTTAGTGCAAGTTGGATCATAACAACTATCAATTTTTTCCCAATCCTCTTCTGTAATTGAAGGAATACCGTTATTTTCTGTGGGATCGTATGATGTTGTACCAGCTTTGACTTCTTCACCCTTTTCGTTCAAAGCCTTCACTGGTTTATTTTTATTAGTTCCAGTTGCTTTCTTAACCTCTTTTATTGCACTTTTTTCTTCTTCTGTTTCTGCTGTCAATTCTTCAATCTTACGACCCCTATTAAGTTGAATCGGTTGAGCAAGTTCACTCTGATCTCCACCTGAAGCAGTTGGAAGATCTGCTGTTTTTACAAATTCATCATAGTTGATGAGAGCTGTTCTTGGAAAAACTCCAATGATAACTCCACGTTGATGATCTGGAGCATCGGTGTGCATACCAAAGACCAAATCACCATCGGAGAGAACAACTGACTTTGCTTTCTTATTGTCACCAGCACCAGCAGTCAGAGGAAGAATACAATCAAACATCAAAAGTTTATCCACAGGTTCGTTTAAGGCATCGATGCCAAATCTTCTGACACGATACCTTACACCAGCCTTAGTCTGCTTGATGTTTTGTTCTTCATCAAGACCAGCAATTACACCAATGAACCAACTTGGATATTTGTTATTCATTAATCGTCGTATACTCTACACTCTAGTGCATCTGGGTTAGCATCACAATATAGTTCCAATCCAGTAGGATCATGATCATCTTCGGGATGATTCTCTTTATATGCCTTCAGTGCTTCTAATTCTTCCTCAGTGTGCCTACGAGACTGTGGGGAGATGGTTGGATCACTCAAAAGATCTTCGTCTTTTTGAATGTGCTGATCAATGTTTTCCATAATCGCTCCTAGTAGGGTTAGTTTACTAATACCGTATTGAATTTGCCAAAGTCTCTGACTATATGCAGAGTGGAGTATCCCTTCTTTCTGTCCATAGCATGACAAACTGCCGCAATAATATATAGTCCACTATATTCAGAGGGGACAATCTCTTCTTCTGTGTTACATTCTTGCTGTGGTTTAAGTCTAGGGATATTGACGCTAACCATTGTACCAGCAATCAGGTTCAAATTCAATGGCACTGTCATTACACAAGAAACACTTAGAAGACTAGCGTACCTTGCTCTACCAACGGCAGAGTCTTCATGTGGATTACTGGAAAACTTAAGACTAGAAATTCCTTCAGCATCTTTAAACAAACTGGCTGGTTGTAGTCCTAGATTTTGTGTATTGTAATAAAGTTGATCGTCATCGGGGTAATCAGATTGAATTGAAAAACTAGAATCTTTTAGATACTTCCACCCCAACTCATTACCAATATTTAAATTTTTCTGAGAAGATGCGATAAAGGTATATTTCAATGGATCTGCAGAAATGAACAAATTGCCACCCTGCAATCTAGCCTGATCCTTCTCAGCATAGTCAGATGTTTGAACTTTAAAACTTATTGCATTAAAAAGAGATGCCTCTGGATTTTCAACAGCACCTGGATTGTAACCAGTATATTCATATTGATATAAGTACCCAGCTGGAAAATTTATATCCTGAGTTTCTTCGTTTGTCAATTTGTTTTGTGGGTCTTTTGCTTTTACACCCAATATTCCATCAGATATAATTTTATCAATAGCCCTAAACTGAAATCCGTACTTATTTCTATAGAAGAAGTATCCAGCACTTCTTTCTCCCGTTCTTGATAAAGCGGCAAGTGCCATAACGACTGCCATGACATTATCTTTCTTCTCTTGACCAATATTGATCGTAATTTCATTTGTAGCATCATCAGCATATAAATTAGCTGTGCTACCTGCTTCATAAATTACCGCATTGGGATTTTTATCATATGCTCCTTTTATCATAGCTTTTGCTATTTCTGATGGTGATCCAGTTATAGTTCCAGATAATCCAGAACCTTTTGGAAATCTCCACTCAGTAGTGATTCTTATTCTAAAAATCTCAGCAAAATTGTTTGATGTATAGTTATCAACCTGAGTCACCACTCCAGCATAAGTTAGTCCAGGTTCGGCAGAATTATGACTCAAAAAATCACGGATTTTAAACTCAACCCTTTCACCACCCAACAAAGCATAATCTTCAAATAACTTTGTTCTAGTGTTTGGGTTTACAATAGTCATCATCACACTAGTCGCAGGTGAGAAGACAGTCTCATAATAATGAATTTCACCGACGACATTCATTTCCAGCAGATCAATTTCTGCGGAGTCTGTGTATTGAACTTGAGATCCGTCTTTCTTATACCTCAGTCTAAGTTTAATCGACTCAAATGAAGGAGCACCTGTAGACTCTGGAAAAGACTGTGTTTCTGCTGTCATTAGTCGAACAATCCTGAGGTTACGTCATCACCATCGATGGCTATCTTAATATTCATCGCTCTATTGAAATATTCTTCAGATGGTTGAAGATTCTGTTTAACTCTATTTAACACCTCTGGAGGAATGGGGATTTCCACAGTTCTATTGATAACTTCCCTCTTTGGACCCATATTATAATCTACAGGTTCTTGAAGTGGTGGTGGAGAAACTTTTGTGACCGTGGTTGGGGAAAGACTAGAAGATGCTAAGAACTCTTTTGCTTTTGCATGTGGAGCCTGAACGTGAACGTGAAAATCGTGACCACCAGTAGGATCTTCACCCCTACCATGAATAGTTTCATACCCCCTAGAACGGAAAAATTCTATAACAAACTTTGCTTGAGTCTGGTTAGCAATGGGAACGTCAAATCCATATCCCTCTTTGTGTGCCCTTCCTTTATGGACGTTTTGATAACTTAAGTCATCGGCAAGTGGGTTAATTGAAGAACCACCAGCAGCACCTCTAAGTTCACGAATGGCAAGATTAAAGGAAGTATCGGTTGCCTGTCTTTCACTACTGACACCGAACTTTGTTCTTGCTTGTCTAAATGCGAGAATATCTCTCTCAAGTTTAGATCCCTTTAGTTCTGCCCATCCCAGTCCATCAAATTGACGTAGTTTACCTTCCTTATTGACAATATCACCTACCTTATATTTCTTTTCAGGATCATATTCTTCGATTCCAGTGGTATCGTCTGTGGGTTCATTTTCACCACCAGCTTTCTTAGCCATCAAGTCTCTAACAAGACCAGTGATTCTTTTTGGAAGCTCCAGGATGAATTTTTTAAGTTGACCAACTAACATGGACAACCTTTCCTTCACCTTTACATCGTCACCCTTACCAAGACCTTCGGTGCCACCAAATCCCAATTTGTTGTATAGAGATTCAAAAGCATCAAAAGTTATCTGGAAAAATCCTTTTACAATATCCCAAAAGTCTGTGAGTATTTCTAAGAACTTTCTTGCTCTATAAAGAAAATCTTTGATTGATTTTATAATTTTAGGAAGATGATTGAGCATCCATCCAAGTAGACCAAAAGCAAAGAAAGAAACAACTCCACCAAGGATACCTAGTCCTGGAATAGAAAAACCCTTAAGAGGATTCTTAAGATTCAATCTCCAATTAGGCATACTAAATGCCTTTTTACTCTCTTGTTTTTGCTCTTGAAGTTCTCTTCTCTTGTTCTGCTCTACTAATTCAGCACTTCTTTCGTCACTTTTTCTAAGTGATTGTTTTTGCTTATTGCTCTTGATTAAGGTTTTTCTGATGGCAATAGTATTCTTCCTCATCGAAACGAGGTTAGTAGAAATACTAGAGTAGAGAGCACGATTAATAATCATCTTATACACCTACAGGAGAAACACCATAAACCTTTGTAGCATGTTGTAACCAGGGACTTGTCAGATCATAAGGACTCATATTACCTGGAACAGGAATTTCTGTAGGATCATCATATGCCATATCTGGCATCGTCTGTTTAATATTTAAGTTCACATCGACCTTTGATCCACCATCAAAAAGATTATCGATTTTAGCAGACAAGTCTGCTTTGAGACCTGTCATCATCGATGTTGCTTGCCTTAGATATGGATCAGCAGCACCCATTACGGCACTCTGTAATTGAGCACCTGCTTTCTTTGCTTGGAATAAAGTTTCGGACTCGGTTAATGCAAAACTAGAGAGTAAGTTCTTCTCGGTTATTCCCGCTACTGTTCTTAATTTTTCTTTTGACTGGGCATCTAGATTTGCATAAAGTCTGGTAACTTCTTTACCAGCAAATTCCATATTATTTTGGAATCCAGCAATCTCCTTGCGTAAATCTTCTATTTCCTTTGTAAGAGTACCTTCTTTGTCTGGGTATTGTTGCATTAACTTTTGCTTATCTTTTATCCTCTCCTCACGCATCAAAATTTCATTTCTTTGTTTTGCGTACTCTTTATAAGCAACACCTAATCTGCTCTTAATTCTCTGGTCAATAATGTTAGATCTGAGTTCTCTGGTTATACCAGATAAGACTTTACCTTCTCTAAGGGTCTGGAGATTAACTTGCTCACCACCAACTCTAGTGGCACCTTGTCTTCCCATCTTATAGAAATAGATCTGCTGATCAAATTCATCTTGAGACTGGAATAACTTGTCAATATCTCTCTTCAGATAGTATCTATCACCCAACTTGACAAATTCACGTTGAGTTCTTCCACCTTGACCTTGTATCTTGCTACTCTTAGTTTCTAAATCAAGACTTTCAGTTGTAAAATCCCTAGCACCAGTTAGAGATCTGATTCTTTCTCTAGCTCTCTGACCAGGATCGATTGCTTCCTTGAGACCAGAACCCAATTCAAAAGCAAAAACAGCTGCTCCAGTGGCAAGCAATCCAACCCAGGTTGCTGGACTTAATAGTGCTCCAATAACGACAGGAATCATACCAACAATGGTTCCAATCAATCCCATAATGACTGGAATACCAAATTTAATAGCAAGTAAGACACCACCAGCAATAGTTAGTGCTGACAGTATCTTTGGTATGAAAGATTTTATCTTCTTCCTTCTATCTTCTTTATTTTCATCAAACCACTTTGCTACCTTACCAGAAAACCATCCAATAAAACCCAGGGTAAAGAATTTAATAAACGGTTTTGCTACGTCTAATATCTTACCTAGAATACCTTTTGAAGTATTAACAAGAGTATCTTTTAATTTACCTATGACACCACCGACACCCATGAGAAGAGATTTACCACTCTTCTCCAACCCAGATTCTTTTGATTCTCTTCTTAAACCTTCTTCTGCTTTTCTTTTCTTCCTAGTAGATTCTTCTTGCCTTTTCGATTCATCTAAGGCATTTTTCTGTAATAACTTATTAATAGACACCAAATTCATGTTAATGGATTTGAGTGTCTTTGTCAGTGCAATGCTATCCTTCGTAGTAACAGAGCGAACTCCTCTAGCACTGATGGTCCCAGATCTTTGACCACCCTCACCCATTAGTGCTCTACGATTGATCGCCATTAAGATACACCGTTAGCCTGTTGATCTCTCAATTTCTCATCTTCAATATGTTGCTTGAGAAGAGTGATATAAATTTCCCTTTCCCAAGGAATCATATTTTCAAGCTCCGTCAAGCTATATTTATGATGCTGAATCAAGGCAAAATTAACTTTATAGTATGACTCAAGGTTTTCATGAGCCATACCTAGTTGAAAAAACTTGCCAGTCCCTCAACGACTACATCAGATTCTACACCAGTATTAGGATTCTTGATGGTAACAGTGTGACTCAGTTTAGGCATTGTGGAGAAGAACTTCTCAATATCTTTAAACTGAGAAGACCCAAGACCCTCTACAAACTCTAGGAGTTCTTCTTCTGTATGATCAGAACCAGCCCAAGATTCCTCTTCATTATATACTTGTTCGACACACTTAGCAATCATCTCAAAAGATTGTTCGATTTGCTCAATACCCTCAGATTCAAAGTTCTCTTTGACAAACTCCTCTAGAGAAGGATATCTCATCTTCAAATAATACTCATCGTTCAATTTGATAGTATCAGTATGCTCTGGATCTTTCTGAACCTGAATATCACTCAAAGCAATGGTGACAGGAACCTGAGTTTCTCCATCATCGGGACAAGTGAGAAGAACTTCTACACTTTCACCGACAGACTTACCTCTTACATTGAGGAACAGATACTCAATATCAAAAGTAGAGAGTTTATCGATCTTAATTCCCCTAGTGATAATACAGTTACTTAGAACTTGTTTAATCGCACCAGCAATTTGTCCCATGTCTTCACTTTCCATGGCAATGATGAGGAGTTTCTCTTCTTTCACCAGGAAAGGTCTGTACTTAATTTTTCTACCAGAAGAAGGAAGAGTCAGTTCGTAAGTAGGTGCATCGATTTTTGGTAAAGCCATAATAAACTCAGTATTATTTTTTTATTTATCGGGTCAGTTTTCAGTTCCAGTAGTGCCTTCTAGGTTTGCATCTCCATTTGGTTTTTCAAATCTAATATAGTCACCACCTCTTTCGTTTCTTGCTTTGTTAAATGCTTCCTTAAGTGCTTTGGAATAACTATCGATCGTACCAAAGACATATCTGTCATAGGAGAAAGTTACTGTAACTTCCAGAACTCTAGATGCATCGTAGGAGATCTGAGTTGTTGCGATATTTATGGGGAAAGCATTCATAAAGTTATATTCGATCCTATTATCTCTATCTCTATCATACTTCAGCAATCTAATCCTTTCGCATTTGTATTGCTCAGGATACTTCATTCTATAATAGTAACTCTTTGAATCTGGAGAGACTTCATCCCTATCATCAGATCCACTCGTAATATATTCTTGCCAAAGTTCGAAGAATTTCTGAACCTTGTACTCATAATCAACATAGAAAGTCAGTTGTAGATCTTCAAACTGTCTCTTATATACAAACTTTTGAGTAATCCCAGGAAACTGGTCATTTGCTTCATGAGTGAATAATCTAGTTCCAGGAATAGCAGCACGACGACAATACTCACCCAAATCTCTAGCAACAAAACTAGAATCAACACCCCTTCTAGCAAGATATCTGGTCAGAGAAGTAAGTCTACTAACACCAAGAAACTGAATACTATAATGAGAGGTTTGTGCTAGACGACTAAAGTTTGCGACCAAATCATCAGTGGTTTTCGCTCTTATCTTTTCTCTATCGAATGCCACAATAAATACCTCTGGGAGTTGTTACTAATAATATGTCTTACAGTGGTAGATACAGACCCACCAACATCAAAAAATATAAAGGAGACCATCGCAACATTATTTATCGTAGTTTATGGGAACGTAAGTTCATGGTCTACTGCGACATGAATGAAAATATTTTAGAGTGGGGAAGTGAAGAGTTGGTAATTCCCTATAAGTCTCCTATTGATAACAAGTGGCATAGATACTTCCCAGACTTCTTCATCAAATACCGTGATAGTAGGGGAGTTATTAGGAGATCGATTATTGAGATCAAACCTAAGAGATTTTGCGAAGCACCCAAGGTTCAGAAGAGAAGAACCAAAAAATATCTTTATGAAGTCACTGAATATGCCAAAAACCAGGCAAAGTGGGAAGCAGCAAAAGAATTCTGTGAAGATCGTCGTTATGAATTTAAAGTTCTGACCGAAGATGATCTAAAAGTATGAATAGGATTCAAACTTATCAAGATAACTTTATCGGTCTTGAAGAGAATGATGATATTATGATGGCACTTCTAGAAATCCTAGATGTAAAATCGTGGGTTCCCGAAGTCGGTAAGTTCTACACTTATATTTACTCTCCCAAAACTCCAAACATTGAGTATGATGAATTTCCTTTGATTGCCTGTATGGAAGTTACACAATGGGGATGGAAGGGTCTCAACTTTCACTGGGGAAAGATGAGAAACTATACCTTTGAAGAAGTTCAAGGTCAACTATACGAAATCTACTCAGAAGAACTGGATAGTGCTCGTGCTCTTGGTTATGGCAGTTTCAAGATAAATAGGTAAAAAGGTTATGGCACCAGAAGTCACTCGTCAGCTAGGTGAAAGTATTCAAGACTTTACCAAAAGGAGAGCCTTAACGCTTCAACGTGCTCCAAAAGGTAGTAATGGTGAAGGTAGTAATGGTGGTGGAGGTAGTGGCAATAATAGAGAGCCGACGGGTAAATTTTATTACAGATATCCTCAAGATGCTATCTTTGAGACAACTGACTACATGAGATTTACTGTAGTTCGGTACATTCCACCTGGACTATCCAAGGCTGCCATAACTGCTGCCAGCAATAAAACAGCACCTCTCTTTAGTGCCACTAGCACTGATGAAGCAATCAGAGCTAGAGCAAAAGTAGATTCTAAGACAATGAGAGGTATTATAGATTTACCAATGCCTCTGGCACTAGCAGACGCAAACCAAGTCTCTTGGTCAGACGGCAATATGAATTCTATTGCTGCTCTTGTTGGTTCTTTTGCCCAACAGTTAATGAATTCCGAAGGTGACTACACTCAAAATGCCATACAAGGGATTAGAAATTTACAACAAAGATTTAGTCAGGCTGGAATGGGTGGCATGGTGCAGGTTGCCCAAAGTGCTCTAGTCAGTATGATGATTAATATGGTTCCTGGAGCGCAACTATCATTTACAGATACTCTTGCTAGAACTCAAGGAGTTGTAATCAACCCAAACACGGAGTTCCTGTTCCGAGGACCACAGTTAAGAAAATTTAGTTTTGCCTTTACATTTGTAGCTAGAAGTGAAAAAGAAGGTGAGGAGATAAAACAGATTATTCGTCATTTTAAAAAACATATGTCACCTAAGAAAACTCTAGCGAGTAATCTTAGTGGTGCTGGTGGTGGATTCTTACAATCACCAGACGTTTTTCAAATTCAGTACATGACTGGATCTAATGAGCACAGTTTCTTAAACAAGTTTAAGTATTGTGCCTTGCAGAATATGACTGTTAACTACTCTAATGGATCTGGTTACATTTCATATGAAGATGGAACTCCAGTTATCGTTACCATGGTTCTGGCATTCAACGAATTGACACCAGTTTATGCTGAAGATTATGACTCTAAACTAGGACAAGGAGGTGTTGGATTCTAATGGCTTACTTCAGATTTCTACCAGATATAGAGTATCTTTCTCCCCTCAGTGATAGGCAATCAAACGATTCCTATATCAGGGCAAAGAACTTATTCAAAAGAATAAAAATCACAGACGAAGGAGTTGCAAGTCCTTTCTTATTCAATAAGTATATTATCCAAGAAGGTGAAAGACCTGATACTGTAGCATCAAAAATTTATGGGAATACTAGTTTTGATTGGTTGGTTATTTTAGGTGCTGGTATCATTAATCAAAGACACGAATGGCCTCTTTCTAGTCAAGAACTATACGAATATTCATTGAATAAGTATGGTAATGACTTAACAGCAATCAAGCACTACATAACCACAGAAGTCAAAGATTCGAATGGCAGATTAATTCTTCCTGCAGGTCAGGTCGTTGATAAAGATTTTACGATACCAAATCCAGATAACCCAGTATCAACATTAAATCCAGTTGAGGGTGTCACTAACTATGAATATGAGTATGATTTGAATGAGTCAAAGAGGGAAATTAATATGGTGAAACCAGAATATAGAATCAAGGTTGTAACTGAACTCGCAGAGTTGTTCAAATATCAACCAGATTCTTCACAGTATATTAATTCCTTCCTGAAAAAGACTGATAATATTAGAAAAAAATCCCCCTGATTTCTCAGGGGGATCGATGATCAGAACTCTGCTAACTTCTGGAAGTAACTCAGAGTATCGTCTTCTTCATCACTGCTAGAAGAGGAACTCAGAGAGGCAAGTTCATCCTTCAGGTCTTGGGGAACGGGTTTCGAACGAGCACCGAAGTCAGGAGTATACGAACCACGGTCATCATCTTCGTTCTCAACTTCTTCATCCACACGACGACGAGAAGGAGTGTTACCCAGAACATAGTCCAGACGCTTCTTCAGATCATCGTAAGACTTGAACTGGTCTGCAGCGGTGAGTTCTGCAAGAGAATACTCTTTCTTCCAGAGCTCTTCCAGTTCGGAGTCTTCGAGATCACCCAAAGTGCCAGGACGGGCAAACTCACTGGAGTCATAGTTCCAGTATCCTGCAACCTTCTTGATCTTGATCTTGAAGTCCGCACCCTGCCAGAAATCGAAGGGGTTGATGGGATCTTCGTCTTCAAACTCAGGTTGCATGGCAGACATGATCTTGTCGAAGATCTTCTTACCATACTTGAACAGGAACACCTTGCCTTCATTGTGAGGATTGGTGGGATCCTTCACAACATAGATGTTGCTGTAGTAGGACAGTTTGCGTTTCTGCTTACGTGCCACTTCCTTGTCAGAATCAACCCCACTGTTCCACAGCTGGGAGTTCAGTTCAGACACAGGATCCTTCTGACCAAGAGTAGTCAGAGAGTTCTCGATGTACCAACCACCAGGACCTTGGAAGGCATGGGTGTACATCTTTGCCCAAGGCAGTTCTTCCCCTTCGGGAGCAGGAAGGAAACGGACGACAGCATACCCGTTACCTGCTTTATCTACTTCGGGCTTCCAGAGACGATCATCTCCAGAACCACCATTGCTGTTCATCTTCTCAACTTCCTTGACCAGTTTGGAGGTCAGGGAACCCAGAGAGGACTGCTTTTTGAGATTTGCGAATGACATTAGATTTGGCCTTTGTACTTGGTTATTTTAGGATGCCGAGGAGCCGTTGTCAATACGGCTACGGACTTCTTCGAGTGTCTTCTTCATGTTATTGAACAAGACACCGACATCGGTGTTCTTTGGGAACCCCATCATTATAGCAGATGCTTGGATCTGTTCCTTCATCTGCACCGCATCAGGATCGTCACCCGCAAGGGAGAGACGAGTCCACATAATTTTTTGTTTCTCAACTAAGTCCTCCAGAAGAGACAGATTATCCAACTTTTCTTCTAATGATAGAGAATCAAAAGAAGCCATGTTGGAATAAATGTCTTCCTGCAACCGATTGATCTCTGCGAGTTCGGCACGAACTACATCAGACTTAAAAAACTCACTCACAGATCATACTCCTCAGGATTTGTTTGTGCTTTGGCACATCGATATTTAGAAAGGGTTCGTATTTCTTGATTTTGAGGGAAACCGAACCCCAGATGGGATCATTCAGTTGTTTGTCAAACCGTTTTCTGAACCCGAATATTTTGTCATAGATCACTAAAGTTTCTAGTGATACCTTTCCACCAAGATACTTTTTCAGGAGAATTGGATGACCCGTGGAACAATCGAAAAGTGTCTCTAATCCGTTCGACGATAGCAATTCTTCGGATTGTTCTCTGAACAAGTAACTCAAACTCTGCGTCCTTTTGCGCCAGTTTTGATACTCGGTTTCTCCTTCTTTTATTAATTCTCCAATCCATATCTTTTCAGGGGAATCTGATGAAATAAAGTTTGCCACAAAGTAGTCACGAACTTCTTCGTCTTTCTTTTGCCTGGACATTTTTTCGAACCAGTATTTGTCCTTACGTTTATTAAACGCAGAGACAGATGCTCTGGTCCGACCACCATACTGAAAGAAGTCATACTTATCTTTCGTAAAGTGGTTTTTCAATGACAAATATGTTTGATAGCAATCAAACGGAGTCACTGGAAGCTTGTTCTTGTTCACGAAGTTGCATCATATACTGGAACTTTTCATACGGGGACAGTGTTACATCGTGATCGTAGTAAAAATACTGACGACCAACACGAGGAACATCTGTCTGCCATCCATTATAGTCGATAAATCCACTTTGACTAGAGGTGTGATAATGAGTTACCTCATCTTCATCACCATCCCATCTCCAATCAGTACAAGAATCGACAGTGAGAATAGGAATCAGGGTATTCATGGAAGTCATTCTGAGGAATGCGTCATGCCAAGAATCAAAGACAATCATTTGAGGATCATCTAGTTCCATCTTTCTACCATTGGTAGCATGGAACATGAGATCCAGACCCATTTCCTTAATCTTATTAGTGATGGGTGGTTCTTTTGCCTCACCATGACCCCAGAGATCGTTACAGATGAGAGAGGCAGCAGCAGGAACATGATACCTATCTGCTGTTCTTTCCATCAACTCAACGACAACAACTGGATCACGGTCATGGTCTCTTCCAAGAACGTGTTCCATTTCATTCAAAACAAAAGTTTTGAAAGTGGCACCAACGATATGACCTTCCCTGTGATAGTGTCTAATCTCATTCCGACGAATAAGACCCTTTGACTCTTGTTCTTCGAAGTTTGTGCCAAGATGAAGGTAAAGATTACACTTTGCTTGATGTTCTTCAATTTCTTTGAGTGCATCTTTAATCTCTTCAATGTCATCTTCCCAACCACCAAGATATCCAGAAAGAGCACATTCTGGAGTTAGAAGATGATCTACTTCATTCTCCTTTGCCCAATCAAGAGCTTTGAGAATCTCAACTTTATTTGCTTGAATATTAGTTCCTACGGGAATCTGAGCACCAGCAACTCTGATCATTTGAGTTGGCATCTGGATTCCCATGGGTCCAGTTGTATACATTGACATTTTCAATCAATAGGTAAACGAGCACGGGAGGTTTTTTTCATGAAGTTAAGTTTAAGTGCGTCACACTTAATCTTTTCTTTCAGTGGTTTAGAAATAATCTTAGACACTGATTCAACTTCAATGTTGTTCTCTTCACAGAAGTGAACTATTGCATCTATGTAGTTCATATCTTCTTCCCTCTGTACAATCTTTTCGATTTCCATCGCAAAAGTAGTGGCAGTGAGGAATTTTTGATCAAATACTTTTTTAAGTTCTTGTTCCATATTCGTTTAGTTTGTGTTCTACAAAATTTTGGACGTACTTACCAAGGAGTTTGATATATTTTACTTTCTCTTCACCACTAATAACATACTCTACAACTTCACCATTTTCACAAGACATCAAAATAACAAACTTCTTGACGAGAATATCCGTCAATTCGTAGAACATGCAAGCATATGCTGCTGCTTGGACAAAATAGTTTTCAATCCATTCTTTTGGTTTTGGTTTCTTGGCAGTTTTAAAGTCGATAACTGCCAGTTCACCGTCGTACTCTGCGATGCAGTCTACTGTTCCTGCGATACCCAGATACAAACTATAAAGACTATCTTCTAAAGCATGGATGTTATCAATTTTGTTGATGTAGGGTTTTGCTTGTTTGAAAAGATACTCTGATAGAGGTTGAACTTTAGGAAGTTCTTCGTTCTTCAGATAACTTTCAGCAAGAGAGTGCATATCAGTCCCACGACTGGTTGCTGCCTTTGTAACTCTATTTGCTTCTTCTTCACCTACCTTCTTTCTCCAATCAAGAAAGATCTGTCTGTTGTAAAAACTGGTGACCGAAGTAATAGACACCAGTTTCTGCAACTCTTCTTCTGCAGGGACTTTATAATAACGAACCCCATCTATGGTCTCCCTCTCAAGTTGAGGGAGATTCACATCAACAAAATTAAACATCAAAATCCTAGTGCCAGTTTCTTAACAAGGTATTCTTTAACCAGACCAGAACGAACAATGTCATCGGTGTCGAATTCGACGATATTGAAAGATTCCATTTGCTCAATGATTTTCATGAAATCAAGGATTCCATTCTTCTCATAAGATTTGGTGAGGTCGGTTTGGGTGGCATCACCACAGAACATAATTTTAGAGTTATCACCCACTCGTGTAATTATACTATCAAGTTCATGAAAATTCAAGTTTTGGCACTCATCAACGATAAGAATCGCATCATCAAAAGTAGTTCCACGAACAAATGACGTAGACCAGAAACTAATTGTTTCCTGTGCCTTGAGATTGCCATACAGCATCTCAAAATCAGCATCAGTAGGCATCTCAAACATGTACTTGACCATATTCTTATAAGGAATCTGGTAAAGTGCTGATTTATCTTCGTGGTCACCAGGGAGGAAACCAATTTCTCTAGTTGCTACCAGAGAACGAATGATGTAAATCTTGTTATAAGGAGTGTACTCGTTGAGAACGTCTTTCAGAGCATTGTATAACGCAATAAAGGTTTTACCCGTTCCAGCACATCCATATAAGAATGAATTTTGACCTTTTTCGTATGCGGCAAAAAACTTTCTTTGGTTTTCAGTTAAAGGTTCAATATCAACCAGTAAATCTTGGTTGATAGGCTTCTTTCGTTTCATTTGCTTTGCTGTATAACCAGCACCAACGGGTGAAGCATCAGTAGACTTTCTCTTTCTTGGCATAAGTTCCTTAGATTTTCAAACGTTGACGGTTTCCACCTGCTTTCTGTGCTTTAGCAAGTACATCATTCCAACCAGGGTTGCGGGCAACAAGCTTGTCTTTCCACTCCCCCACTTCTCCAACACCAGGGCAGGTGCTAGGGTCAGAGAAGTCTCTAATCCATTCGGGATTGTCGATCTTCCACTGATCCCAGTCATGAACACTCATGACTACTTCTTTAGTCTCACCAGTTTCGGTATTTTTTACAGGATAAGTTGCCATTACCTACTCATAAATTCCTATTTAGACCCACTCCAGAGCTTCAGCAACGGAGGGGAAAACTCCCTTGAAGATCTCTTTACACTCTAGAGCAATGTCCATGTGTTCCCTCTGAGTTCCATTGGCAGAACGCAGATTAATGTAGTGGATCCAAGAACGGCAGGAACCACTCATGTAGATTTTGGTCGGAGTTGCCAGAGGAAGCACAAAACGAGCACATTCCTTTGCGATTCCTTCATCAAGCATCGTTTGATACAATGCCATTGCATCCTTGAAGTGATCCCTGATCAATGTTTCATACTTTTGCTTGGTCTCCTCAGAAATGTCATCAATAGAATTCTGACGATTCTTGGTGTCCTGCCTACGAAGTTCAGGGAGAGGGATCGTCTCCGAGAGTAGGGAAGAATCAGCATAACGTTGCGAAAACTCTTGATATGTGAACGAACGGTGGCGCAAAATCTGAGCTGCCAAACCACGAGTAGTCTCAATCTCCAGAGTCATAAAACTCTGTTCAAACACAGACCAGTGATTGTGCTTAATGCAGTAACCCAACAACTTGGCATAGTTGGGATTTTCTTGGTTGGCAGGATTGCTCACACGAGCAATATACGCCATGTTCTCTTCAGGATTCGGTGTTGCTTGAATCAGTCTTACTGTCATTCTTCCTCATGTGCTTTTGTTTTAGTTGCTGCTTTGCCGACTTCTTTGCTTTACGCATATAAGTCAACTCTTCTTCTGTGTATAACCAAGGTTGCTTAAGTGCTTTCTTGGCTAATCGAATTGTGTCCTTGAGACGCATAGTACACCTCGTAGTACTTAATTATACCATGTGAAATCATGTTTCCTTGAGAAACCCAGTCATGAGCACACTCATATATTGACTGATTTGTGTATTTAGATACACCACTCTCATTTAACTCAGATCCAAACTTAATGAGTAGGATTTTGATACACTCTTCTCTGAGTTTCATCTTTTCGTCGGAATATCTCCAATCAGTCTGGATATCCATCGTCATCGTCAAATACCTCGTCGTAGTCTGAAATGTGTTGTGCAATTTCATCATATTGATATGCTTCAATATCAGAAAACACTTCCGACTCCAAAGCATCAACTAAAAGTTTTAGATTCCTTACGATCAATTTGAGTTTGTCTCTTTCCATGATTTTATCGGTTTCTCGCATTATAGCACAAAAAAAGAGGGGTATTCAACCCCTCCTGTTATAAATCGGTTTGAAAGTCATTAACTGTTCAAACCAATCACGCAAGTGTATTCGATAGCAAGACCAATACCTACATCCTCTATAAGTTAGTTGATAGCAGGCAGGTGGTCTGTTATCTTTATCCATATCATCATAATGATATGTGTAGTCTTCCATTATTTTTTAAGCAACAGAACTTCCCCATAAATCAGGAGAATTATTAATGTGGACCCAACGCAGACACCTGCGATGAGTTGAATCACTTTTTCCCTACCTGACAGTTTCCTGCCATGCAGAGCACAGCATTGTGACGACGATCTTCTTTTTGCTTCTTCTCTTTAATGAGTTGAAGAAAATTGAGTTTCTGTGTCATTTTGCCTCCTTAACAAACTTGATGCCACGATAGGCTTCGTTGTATGCTTGAGGTTGCTGCTGTTGTTGCTGTTGCTCACGACGCTCTACGGTGTCGTAAGATTGTCCACGATAAACGACTTTAGACATTGGATTACTCCTAAAGAAATGAGTTAGTTAAAACCCGTTCCTTCAGTCGGCTTTTGCGTCCTAGTCATCAAAACAGTGAGGATCCGTATGCTCAATCCATTTAAGGATAATCTCAGATTTCTCAGCAGGAGTGAAAAGAGTAGATGACTCTAGTCCCTCCTTTAACCACTCATAATCCTCACACCTGAGATACATGTCCTGTGGGACATGCATGAATAGTACAGACAGTAATGATAACATAGGATGAACGATCCGTTCCGAGTCGGCTTACTTGCGTCCCATTCGTTATTCGCAAATAGCAAATGGAATGAACGACAAGACTATTATAGTCCGTACAAGTATTTATGTCAAGAGGGTATTAATTTATACTGTTTGTATCCTAGTGAACCCTACAGACCAAAAAATACCTGGAATTTTTTTTCCCGATATTTGGGATTATTTTTTCGATTTTGATTTCGGGGGTTCTTCACCCCACAGTTTTGGATTAGCTCTGCCAGGACCCCAGTCAATACTCTTGAGACCCTGACGGAACTTATCCCAGTACATATCAAAGACCTTCACTCTCTTACTACTTCTAGTCAAGTCGTAGAGGATAGTGCCATCAATTTCGTAGGTAACCTTAAGGCAGTCGTTAGGAAGTGATGTATCAGAAAGCTGAATAGCATTAGCATTCTGATAAATCAACTGACATCCGTACTTTTTCTTGCACCAAAGAATCTCTTCTTCGGTCCAAGGTTTCATATCAGCCACGAGATCCCCAAACGATGTCTGGGTAGGCTTCTTTAACTGTGTTGTGGGTGATTTTGTATCGTTTTCCAAGTTGCTTATCCTTTACAGTACACAAGCACTCAGCTTCATCGGGGTGAAGGGATTCGAGAAGCTGAATAAACATAGACTCCCTACGGGTAGTGTTGAGACCATCATTACCCCCCTTCACAAAGTTGTAGAGAATTCTGTACTGACTGCTCAGTCTGCTTACACCATCACCAGTCTTATTATCATTGGGGGTGTAGGGAACTTCACCGTCGGGCAGTGCAGACTCAATTGTTTCATCAAAGTTCCAAACGAAAAGATGAATCAATGCGGGAGATCTATACTCTTGCAGGATAGCAATCTTCTCTGATTTTGTCTTTGCGTTTGAAACTTTTTGAAATACTTCAGTTACAAGGGGGTTGGGGGGTAATTTAGCCATGATTAAACTCCAAATAATTAATCTTCGTCTTCAAGTTCGTCATCATAAGTGAATCTAAATGCAATCAATGAATCAGCAAGAACGTTACCATCCTCGTCATACATTTCAGGGTGCATAGAGGGTTCTTGAACAGAATTATACAACAAGTACTCCCTTGCTGTCCATCCTACCATGCCACCAACAAAAAAAGCCATGAACGCAGCAAGCGTTCCAAAAACAAGACTGACTGCTAACATTTTTGTTCTCCTGGAACTTCCTATTCGGCTGTTCCTCACACGGAACAACCACCTTACTTAAAGTGTGTGATGTTCCTCCATAACTTAAATTTATTTATCACATTATAGCATCTTCTGCTCTTGAAGATACTGGAGGGTATCCTTACATCCTCCAATGTACTGATCGTTGATGGATACCTGTGGGAAGGTAGCACCATCACCAAACTCAGCATAGAACTGCTCTTTAGTGAAATCGGTTTCGTACTTATATTCGATGTAATCAAAGTTCAAATGACCGAGAAGATATTTGACTCGATCACACCATTGACAATTTTCTTTTGTGTAGACTACTGCTTTCATTGTTATTAAAAACCGTGATTGGGGAGTTCTTCTTCAAAAATCGGTTGCTCAAACTGACCTTCAGAATAGGTAAGTCCAATATCTGGAAATCCAGTCTCTTCTGTGACTTTTATAATTTGACACCCTGGATCAGGACATTTCCATGATGATCCTTCTTTTAGAAGGATGGTATTTTGAACAACACCATCTTTCACAATTGCGTATAAATTTTCTTCAGACATAAAGAAATGTATAGTGCGATTTATTTAGAATCATTTCGATAATTCTATCACAAAAATCTCAAAACTGCCACACCATCACCAGGTTTAGAGGTTCGACCCGTATTGTTCTCACCAGATCCACCACCACCGCCACCACGGTTCTCTCCTCTGGTGACACCATCGTTACCATTATTACCTACACCACTACCACCAGATCCTCCAGAACCACCAGGTCCACCACAGTTGGGAGAACGACCACCTCCGCCTCCTCCACCACCAGAGTAGAACTTAGGACCATCTGCTTCTACATCATACTGACGACCAGCACCACCGTTGCCACCACGACCACCACCGCAACCACCGCAACTGGATCCATTACTACCACCACCAGCGGCACCTCCACCACCTCCACCAGCAGATCCAGCATGGACGTTCCAGCAGAAACTACCACCACCAGGTCCAGTGCTTACTGTGGATCCATTCTCTACCGTCGCACCAGCTCTACCACCGTTTCCAGAGTTAGAACCAGATGTACCACCCCCACCACCAGGAGCAGTAAAATTAACACTACCATCAGCATGAACAATACTTGTGGCACCTCCATTTCTACCATTACTATTTCCACCAGCACCAATGGTTACCGTGTATTCACCTGGAGGAAGCATTGTGGATGCTTCATAGGTGATCCCTCCACCACCTCCACCACCAGCAGAGTAAGGACCTCCCCATCCTCCACCACCACCGACAGTCAGCAACCTCACCTCTTCTTCTTCGACAAGAGTGAATGATGAAGAAGATTCAAACTCCCATACTATCTCACCAGCAGCAGTCTCACCGACGATGGCATCACCAGAACTTTTGATGCTATGAAACACTTCCCAAGTTTCATCATCGGTTTTAATATATGCTTCTTTAACAGAATGCCAAGAAATACCATTCTTAATATACATCTGGTTGATAGCATTCCAACCGCTGCTGTCTTTAATGTACGATGTGGTGGGCATAATCAGGTAGTTCCAATGTAATACCAAATATCACCAGCAGCACCAATTGAATTGGAACCAGGTGTAGATGCTGACGAAACATAACGAGTGGCATATCCATTGCTAGTTGAACCAATGGTGACTACAGTTCCACTAGCAGTAATGGTCGGTGATCCAGAGTAAGAATCGTACTGGACATAAACAGTTGCGGCAGCACCAGTAATCGTTAC